TTAATTTTTCATTGCTTCGTTATGGGGCATGGTTGGGGCAAACTCGCTTAACTGTGTATTTAACAAAGCTACCTGTGCATTATTGTTTTCAGACATCCATTTTCCGTATACCTGAAATACCATTTGCGCATCTGCATGGCCCATCTGGTTTGCTATAAATGCCGGGTTAGCACCAGCTGTCAGCGACCAGCAGGCATAAGTATGTCTCGACTGATATGATTTTCGATGGCGGAGTCCGGCACGTTTTATCGCTGCGTCCCACATCTGCCTTATTGAGTCAACGGTAAAATGGTCACCATAATTTTTTACTCTCGCTGACACTTCAGGTTGAAAAACAAAGGTGCATTTTTGTTTTTCTGTTCTGCCATACTCTCTGAGGTGAACATCAATGATATGCTCTTTGCTCAGTCTCGTTAATGTCATCTGACTCCGGAGAGCGTCGATTGCTGGCTTAATAAGATGAATGACCCGATTGGTTCCCGCCTGTGTTTTTGGTACCGTGAAACGGTCTTTTGCTAAATTTCTCCTGATCATCATTGTTCCATTTTTCAGATCTATGTCCTCCCATCCAAGTGCACACAGCTCACCAGGGCGAACGCCAGTATAAACAGAAACACACCATAAATTTTTTGCTTGCTGATTTCTGCACGCATCGATAAGACGGATAAATTCTTCCCGCGAAAGAGGATCCGGAATGGTTCTTGATTCCTTTAATGGCGAGATCCCCTTAAACGGATTATCTGCCAGGTAACCGTTATCAACACCAAACTGGAACACGGCGTTAAGATTTGTCATGTAATTATTTACAGTTACAGCCGATCTCCCTGGTTGTGTAACAATATAGTTACTTTTGGGGATCTGGTATCCAGTCAGTAACTCTTTACGAGCCTCCAGTAATTTTTCTTTATTAATCGATGAGGCAAGATTTTTTTCACCGATTATGCTCAGGATATTTTTGATGACGGCACGGTATGTGTTGAGTGATGTTTTGGCGACTTCAGTTTCTTTCAGTGCCAGAAATTTTTCAGCCAGTTCTTTTATGGTTAAATCTTGTCGGGCCTCACCAAATTTTTCCAGATTGCGTGAGGAGGGAAACTGTTTTGCATAGTCGAAAACACCAGTTTTTATTGCGTAACAAACAGAGGAGCGTAGTTCACCTGCAACGCGCCTGTTTTTTGCTGTGTCAGGAACCCCCAGATTTTCCCTGACTCTTACGCCTTTATAAACAAACCAGATACGTAATTTCCCTCCATGGTTTTCCACGCCTGTCGGATATTTCATTTCAACTTCTCTCATTAGTTAGTGTGGCTTTTAGTCAAGTAAGATGACGTCTTGGTCTCGCTGATGCCTGGCGCTCAATCCAGCGATCAATTTCTTCCAGGTTGTAAAAGCATGGACTGTTATCCCATGGCATACCGTCATGAGCGACATGCTTATATTCCCTTCCTTCCATAAACGATTTTTCCCGGGCCTTTTTTAACGTACCTTTTTTTATTCCTTTCAGCGCAATTAACTGCTCTTCGGATACCCATTTGCCGGGAGAGACAATCATGATTACTTCGCTCATCGATTTCTTTATCTCTTACATCAGACGAGCGCCGGTTGCAGAATACCAGTCACAACCGGCGACAGTTGAACATTAAGAATCAGCCTGACTCGGGATCAGTTTTTGCCAGATAACTGAAACGTATTTTGCCTGGTAACGGGCGTCATCAAGTGCATTATGGCGCTCACCTTCGAATGGAATAGCCGTTCTGGCATCGAAGTCTATGGCTTTCCCCAGCTCAACGATTGTGCGTACATCGCGATCGTTGTAGTAACGCCACGGGCAGGGGATCCCCTGCCGCTCGTATGAACGGCGCAAAATCGTGTTGTCGAAGTTGGCTCCATTTCCCCAGACCTGAACAAAAAATTCACCGGAGTTTTCGTCGATAAATTCCCGCAATTGTAACAGTGCATCATCTAACGGGATTTCATCGGTCATAATGGCAGATTGCGCTTCGCGTGATTGCTTAAGCCACCATTTAATGGTGTCCCGATCAATGACTCCGCCAGCAGTTTCCAGATCGATAGTCTTACTAAATTCCGGTCCCATATCTCCGGTTTGCGGATCGAAAAATATTGCACCTATTGAGATGATCGGGGCATCAGGATTTTTTCCCATGGTTTCAAGGTCGATCATTAGATGGTCACACGTCCTGCTGGTGGATGTGATTTCGTGATGACCGTTCACCTTAATTGAGCGATCTGCCGTCTCGCCAGTTTCATTATCGCTATCGTGATGCTGATTGCCGCCAGTGTTCTCCTTGTGTGGATGTTCAGCGCCTTCCATTTCCTCCGGATCATCTTCCTGAACTTCAACCTGATACTCTTCATCGAATGTTTCCTGGTATGTTGCGTCGCCCATCACCGCGCCACAATCAGGGCAGTTGCCGCCGCCGGTCTGACCGCAGGCGGTGCAGACTTTTTCCACTTCCTGTTGCGCCACTGGTTCAGGCTGTTTCGTTTCTGGCTCGTTTTGTAACGCATTTGGGCTGTTTTGTTCCGCTTTTTGGTAGTTCCGTTCCGATTCATGCTGGTTCTGGTTCACAGAATCGCGGGTCTGGATCCCCTTAACCCATTTCGGATCATTCGGGTCACTAATCCCTTCAACAAATTCACCACGTGATGCAGCAAGCAACTTATCGGCGTCAGGCTGGCTGATATTGGCTGCCTGCATAATTTTGTTTACTTCGTCAGCGGTAACTTTTATCGGCTCTGGTTGTTCTGAATCTTCAGCGGTATCTACATTTTGCGGTAAGCCCGTGTATGTGCCATTTTTTCGGGCAAAATATTCTTCTTTTGTGATTTCAGTGGCGCCAGCAGCCAGTGCCTTATCCAGACCAGAAAGTTTGTTTGCGCGACCGTATTTTTCTCCGTCCTTATCTGCGAAGAGGAAATAGAACGGCCCCTCACGCTCTACAGATGGTTCAGCTTCCGGCGCGGTTTCATTTTTTGGGATATCAGATACCTCGGTTTCCACTGCATCAGTTTGTGTTTCTGATGACTGGAGAACATCAACAGTGCCCGGGTCTGTTTCTTCATTCTCAAACACGCCCTTTGTCGTCAGGTATTCGCAGATATATTTGTTCAGTGCTACGGGATCTTTGTGAATGTCGATCGGACGCTCACGGACAAGGCCAAAAATAGTTTGGCGGTCGTAGCGAAGGGCATCAGGCTGTTTGCGCATTGATGCCGAGATACGCTTCCAGTCTTCGCGGTCGTTGTCGATAACTTCTTTTTTTGCCCAGCGATGGATGCTGCCGTCAATGTTTCCGGCATCCACATCACCAGGCCAGAGAGCGTAGGCCAGTTCGTCATCCAGTGTTTTCCATGTCTGCTTGTATTCGCGATGAATGGCAGCAATGACCGGGCTGATTTTTCCTGTTGAATTTTCAGTGTACTGTTGATTGGCTTTGGCGCGGGCGAGATCAACAACAGACGTGTATTTTCCGGTTTCCTTGCGTTCACCTTCGCGACGTTTTTTCCAGATGCGCATCTCTGCCTGAATTTCGGGCCATTTAGCACCAGGAATACATTTATGCTTAACCCACCCAATGGCGTGCAACTTAAGCTCCGGATACATGGCGTTAACTTCTGGCATTTTCATCAACGCTTCAACGATATGTCCGTCGAATGTTGCCATGTCTTCCTGCAACAATTCCTGTGCGCTAATAACCATATCAACGGTGATGTTTTCACATGTGTCGAACTTAACCATGACAGCGTTCTGTACTTCAGGGGCCAGCTTGTCAAAAGTGACGTTCATCGGATCGGATTCAGTCTCAACCGGGACAAAAGAAGCAGACTCCTCATCCCAGCGGTTTTCCTGCATATATTCAGCATCCCATGAATCGAGGGCAGGGCGGGGTATGCCAGGTTTATCCTCGCAGACAATAAATTTATAAGCGCAGTCCTGAGCAGCCGGATAATGTTCCAGGAACTGCCAGTGAAATTTTGCTCGAGCACGGCGTTCGTCGCCAGCTTCAATGGCTGTGGCTACAGCCACAGCCACAGCGCCTTCTTCCCTTGTTGCCAGTTCGTCAGGAATAGCGGCGCAAATAAAGACTTTACTCATTTTGTTTTAACCTCATGACAGATTTAAGGATGAACAAATCCCTGCCATTGCTGGCATATAAGAATGAAACCGGATATTTATTACGGAACTGTTTTAAAGACCTGCCGGGATTTCGATATTATCCTGGTGAATAACTTTATCGACCGGGTAACAGTTACCGGGAATTTTCTGTTCGGTTGCTGCAGTCATACACTCCTGCATTGTCCTGTGAACACTGACTGCAATATCAACTGGCTCTCCGGAAACAAGAAAAACTGTCAGAACAAGCGCAAATGCTGAATTCATTGTGCACATCCTTTTGGCATCAGACGTAAACGAGCCAGCATTGAAACAATGCATATTTTATTTAATAGCTCCCGTTCTTGTTTTCTCTTGTTAATGGCATCTTCAGTAAATACAGGGTTACTGATAGTGACACCAATTTCAAAACAACCTTCAGACGTATTAACGTTTGGTAATAACGTTTTCATTATCGCGTCCTCAACAATGAATTTTGTGATGCAGTGCCTGGTGCCTCCAGGTGACGTTAACCAGTTAACAATTAACGCCGGATACAGAGAATCCACCCATAACACTGTTTTTGGTTTTAACTGTTCCGCGTGCGCTTAGCCGCATTCACCGCATCACAAAATTCACTTTAAAAACGGCGGTAGAGCAGTCACGGAGTAAAACTGATACTGCCAAACGTCACCAGAAAATTGATAACAGAGGGCGTTGCAGCGGGGTTGTCACTTAAGCGTATGGTCAACCTGACAACTCGGTGTCCTCAACAGGGAAGGAATAACCCCGCCATACTTACCGCCGCGCCATTTCGCGGGTTGCCACAACCGGAAGCGCACGGTCGAATTAAATTTAACGACACCGTACAGTGAGACGAACTTCGCCGTGCGCTTTCGTGTTGTGTGCCTGCTTTTAACCACGTCAGGCGAGGTGGTATCCTTAAAATCACCACAGTTTTAAGGATTCATTAAGCAATGTCGCAACCACCAATAAATCCGCTTAAGAACATGAAAATTGATTACTGGTATAAAGCGCTTACAGTTATTGGCGCTGCGTTGTTTGTCTTTAATGGAACGTCTTTTTTTGACAGATATCCCGTTGTTCCATTGGGTTTTTTGTCCTCCGGCATCTTTTTTATTGGTTTGGGGGAGTGGATTAATCACCCTCTCAAGGTGAGATTTATTGGTCCTGGAGTTTGGACTCGTGGATATAATCGTTCTTCGTGCGCACTCGGTATCATCTTCGACATACTTGGTTGTTTCCTGATTGTTACAGGAGTCGTCAAGTTCTTCTGATGTAAAACCGCAAATGGGGCACGTAACGGGAATTTTGAAAAGCGTTTCTCCGGGTTCCAGAACAAAATTTTCTGCGGTCTGATTTTGCTTCTCATATTTGTGCTCCGCGTCATTGTGAGAGCACATTCTTATTCTGAGTGCCTGTTTAAACTCACTGAAGCTGAGAGCTTCTTCGCCTTCGGCAAGGCCTTCGAAGTATTCTTCGTAAGCCTTTTCCATGATTGTGTCGAAATCCATATCACTCACCTGAGTTTCTTTCCAGCCAGCGACGGGCACCATTTTCGGTTTTAAACGTTTTGCTTTTGGTATACGTCATCGCGGTGAACGTGCCGTCCTGGTTGGGGAACACGCCACATACCAGAGATTCGCTGTTGCCAAGATCGATAGTATCCATGCTGACCTCATTTCCCCTTAACGCCGGGGTGGCGGAACTGTTTGCTGAGAACACCGTGCGGTGTGTTGATGTAAACAAGATTAGCCATGACTAACATATTGGTCAAGTGATTTTGTATGTTATGGCTAACATAATTGATATAATAAAAGATAACTCATTGATGATGTTATCTTTTATTTGTCCGCTGACGGGCTTTTAGTAATTCTTCAAAGAGTTTATTGAAATTTTTTACTCGAGCTCGCATTTCGGCGAGCTGGGTATCCTGTTCTGATTCTGGCAGTGCATTAAACAGCTCAAGGAGCTCTAGTTCTTTGGGGGCTAAGGCAACCGGCTTCTCAACAGGTGGTGTTGGTTGCTTGTCTTCATCGCCAAATAGAATCCATGTTGGTGAGCATTGCAATACTTTGCTGAGGGCAAAAAGGTTCTTCCCTGTAGGTTCACTATCATCCCGTTCCCATTGTGATACAGACACATGGGAGATTTTCAGGGCTTTAGCAAGAGACCTTTGGGTGTGTTTGAGGTTTTTCCGACGATACCTAATGCGTTCGCCGATGGTTAAATTTTTTGTATCCATAGTTAGCTAATGCTAAATCGTATTGACTATGTTTTTGTTAACATCTATTTTGTTAGTCATGACTAACATCTAAGGTGTTTTAAATGCTTAAAACTGACGCTCTTTTGTATTTCGGTTCAAAAACAAAACTTGCACAAGCAGCAGGTATTCGTTTGGCTTCGCTTTATAGCTGGAAAGGGGATTTAGTTCCCGAAGGTCGCGCGATGCGTCTACAGGAGGCATCTGGCGGGGAGCTTCAGTATGATCCCAAAGTTTATGACGAATATCGTAAGACGAAGCGGGCGGGGCGGTTGAACAATGAAAATCACTCCTGAACAGGCTCGTGAGGCTCTGGATGCCTGGATATGTCGACCAGGAATGACACAGGAGCAGGCGACGATATTAATCACTGAAGCATTCTGGGCTTTGAAAGAGCGCTCGAACATCGATGTTCAGCGTGTCACATATGAAGGTGGCGCGGTTGATCAGCGAGCGCTTAGCGTTAATCGAGTGAAGATATTTGAACGCTGGAAGGCTATCGACACCAGGGATAAGCGTGAAAAGTTCACAGCGCTAGTGCCTGCAATTATGGAGGCTATCCGGATTAGTGATTTCAGGTTGTATCGTGAAATTAGTGACGGAAAGAGCATTACGTACATGATCGCTGGGTTAAATAAAGAATATGGCGATGTGGTGGAGTCCGGACTGCTTTTTGCAGATCCTGCCGTTGTAGATCGTGAAACTGACGAACTTATAGAAAAAGCAATTGCTTTCAAGCTTGCGTATCGACAGCAATACCAACAAAAAGCTGGATGGAATTATGAGTCTTCTTTTTGCTGAACGCCCACTGGTTATAAACACGCAGCTGGCAATGAAAATCGGCTTAAACGAAGCCATTGTTTTGCAACAACTGCACTACTGGTTGAGAGATACCAACTCCGGTATGGAATGTGATGGTGTTCGCTGGATTTATAACACAACGGAACAATGGCTGGAACAGTTCCCATTCTGGTCAGAGTCAACGTTAAAGCGCGCGTTTGCAAGTCTGAAAACGCTGGGGCTTTTGCGTTGTGAAAAGCTCAATAAATCAAAGCGCGATATGACCAATTTCTACACGATCAACTATGGGAGCGAGCTTTTAGATGGTGGCAAATTGAACGAATCCATCGGTTCAAAATGCGCCGCTCCATCAGGTCAAAATGACACGATGGAAGAGGTCAAAATGAAACGCTCCATTGGTTCAAAACGACCCAATGTCATCGGGTCAAAATGGCCTGATGATCTTACAGAGAATACAACAGAGATTACTACAGAGAATAAAAACACTTTTCGTCCGGAAGCTTCGCAACCGGACCCGCAGACGACTGAACAGGATTTTTTAACCCGGAACCCCGACGCGGTTGTGTTTAGTGTGAAAAAACGCCAGTGGGGTAGCAGGGAGGATTTGGCGTGTGCGCAGTGGATTTGGGGGCGGATCGTGAACCTTTACGAACAGGCTGCCAGCGACGATGGAGAGATCATGCGACCAAAAGAGCCTAACTGGACAGCCTGGGCCAATGACGTGCGCACAATGCGGATGCTGGATGGCAGAAGCCATAGACAAATTTGCGAAATGTTTGGTCGGGTACAGCGGGATCCATTCTGGGTAAAAAACATCATGAGCCCGTCAAAACTCCGCGAAAAATGGGACGAACTGGTCATCCGCCTGGGACGTTCACCTGAACAGCGTTGTGTGAATCATATTTCTGAACCGGATACAGAAATTCCGCCTGGTTTCAGAGGATAAGTTTTGATTTCAGGTCATGAGGTAATTTTAAGGGGGACTTGTGGCAAAAGTTTTTACACAAGAAGAGCGGGAAAAAATTAAAGGGCAGGTGGTGGAACTCGTGCGCCAGAGTGGTCGTGAGACGTTACGGCAACTGGAAGCTAAAACAGGTGCGACTAGATATCTGATGAGCGTTCTTGCCAGAGAGCTGGTAGCCAGTGGCGATGTATACAACTCCGGCTACGGGTTATTCCCGTCTGAACAGGCGCGTAAGGACTGGCAAAACGCCCGCAAAAAACTATCGAGGGCAAAGGTGAAGAAAACAGCTGTGGTTGATCCGGACCTTATCTGGTCGTTACCTGATGGAGAAATACGTCGCTACGACAGTCGCCTAAACATAATCTGTCGCGAGTGCCGGATGAGTGAAGTTATGCAGCGCATACTGGCATTTTATCAGGGATAATGTTAGGTATTTTAGACGTTACTAGATTAAAAAGCATTAGTTCAGGAGTGAATTGACATTCTCATTTTTCATGGCACAGGGTAGATCTGGCGTGGTTGTCCGCTTTGTGCCAGGAGCGGACGTTGCTAATGGCATGATGTATGAACCAATGGAGAACCGATCATCTATACACATATAGATCCCTAACGAAAATATTGTTTTCACTAGCCCTGTAATGGAAGCGTTAATTTTATATTCTAACGCTTCCATTGAGCCTACCACTTTGGCAAAGCAATTCTTACACTTCAAAATAATGTGCTTTTTTATTCAGCTAAATAACCGCCATCGATTGGATAAACGCCTCCGGTACAGAATGTAGAACTGTCTGACAGCAAGAACAATATGAAGTCTGCTATTTCCTGCATTTTTGCCATCCTTTTCATAGGGTGGCTATTTGCGAAACTACTTACAATATTTTCAGGGAACTCACTCATTCTTTGGGTTTGGACATAGCCCGGAGCGACTGCATTGATTCGAATGCCTTGACATGCAAACTCTAGCGCTGCGGTTTGGGTTAAACCGATTATACCATGTTTAGCCACGGTGTAAGGTGCTAATCCAGGAATGCCAACCAGACCATTTACTGCAGATAAATTAACTATAGATCCACCAAACTTCATCATCTGGGGTATTTCATATTTTAGGCAGTGAAAAACGCCGCTCAATGAGGTAGCAATAACCTTATCCCAGTTTTCAACTGTCTGCTCTGTTATATTTTTACCATGTTCACCTGTTAAGCCTGCATTATTTACAGCATAATCAAGTCTGCCGAAATGTTTGATAACCTCATCTATCATTTGCCGTACTTGTTCGGGCTGTGACACATCACATCCGATCCCCATGGCTTGTTGTCCCTGTGAAGATAATTGTTCCGCTTTTTGTTTAGCCTGTTCTGACGAGCGGGATACAATAACAACTTTTGCACCATGCTTATGTAATTGCTCTGCGACGGCCTCACCTATACCTGTAGTGCTTCCTGTTATAACGGCAATTTTATTCTGGAAATTCATAACCACCCCCTATGAAGTAGAATTGAGTCTTTCATCTGGGATAGTATACAAACCATCTGTGACAGTTTTTGTCAGTACTCTTTCCCCTCGCAGATCCCTTCTTTTATTCTCCATTTTTTCAATAAAATTGTCCTGCTTTCACTATAGTTGGAGTCAAGTTGCACAATATCTTCAATTTTGTCAGTTCTAAAATGACGAAAATCATTTCTCATCTCGCACCATGCAACCAAAAGCCAGCACGATTCCATGTATACCAATCCGATGGGCCATATGACTCGTGAAGTGTAAGAATCTTTTTTATCACAATAATTTATTTTGATTTTCTTTCTTTTTTTTATAGCATTGCGAATGTCTTCAAAAAAAATCTCATTGTTTTCTGATGGACCGATCAGATAGGATTGACTCTCAATAAGATTTTTCAATTCACTGGGAATGACGGCGTGTATTTTCGCAAGCGCATTCTTTGCGGTAATTTTGAAATTATAATCTGTATTGTGCGATACCCAATTTAACCCAAGTGTAATAGCATTAATTTCTTCATGAGAAAGATTTAAGGGGGGCAAATGAAAGTCAGATTTAACAATATAACCAATTCCAGCACCACCTTCAATGCATACTCCTTGATGCTGCAGCGTTTTTATATCTCTGTAAAGGGAGCGTACACTTATTCCCAATCTTTCTGAGAGGATGGATGCTGTGATCGGATATCTTTGTGCCCTTAATATTTGTAGTAACTCGAGAAGTCTTTCTGTTCTAGTCATGTTGATAAATCCATTTTGAGGCGATTTCTTAAAGCATCTGTTAGATAAACATATTAGTACAAAGCAAGTGTACATGGCTAAGCTGAACTGCTACCGATGATTAATACAGCGCTATGTTCGTAATGCGTACATAAGCGGTGATCATGAGTGTAAACATCCGCTTTTCGCTTATAAGGGACAACCATACTCAAATTTCCCACATTGCAGGAGATTTGAGTATGAATACGTCACCGTGGAACAAAGACCGTATCATCGGCCAAAAAAGACCACTTCAGATATCTCATATCTGGGGGATCCGAATCCGGCTTGAACTGGAAGGTAAAACGCGCGATTTAGCTCTGTTCAATATGGCCCTGGACAGTAAGCTTCGAGGCTGTGATCTGGTCAAACTCAAAGTATCGGATGTGGCATATGGTAGTTCGGTTTCAAGCAGAGCAACGGTGTTGCAACAGAAAACCGGTAGCCCTGTGCAATTCGAGATAACCAAAGGGACAAGAGAAGCTGTTGCTGCATTGATAAAGCTTGGCAATTTGCACAGTAAAGACTTCTTGTTTCGGTCTCGGGTCGGAACTAACCAGCACATTTCAACCCGGCAATACAACCGAATCTTTCATGGGTGGATAGAAAAACTTGGTCTCGAAGGTTCACTTTACAGCACACATTCAATGAGAAGAACAAAACCTTACCTGATCTACAAGAAAACCAAGAATCTCCGGGTGATCCAACTTCTGTTGGGTCATAAGAAACTGGAAAGCACAGTCCGTTATCTGGGCATTGAAGTCGATGATGCGTTAGAGATCTCTGAATCGATTGAAGTCTAAGGTTGTCAGGGCTGCAACAGCAGCCCTGTGCCAGGAGCGGACGTCTAGTTCGCTGAACCACAAAAAGTCGTTTCTAGTTATATTACTGGCTCATTAGTATCTTTATGCGATAATATTTCATACAACCAAAATTATGATGAAGGGAGTTCAAATGGCAATTACGGTCTATTCTCGTACATTCAAAAAGGAATTGGACATGGTTCAATTGTTAAACCATTACTCATCAGATAACGCACTCAATTTCAGTGATTTCAAGGAATTTGTTGCCTTTGATGCAGAGTGCCCAATTTGCAATGTAAGCGGTGCGATTGTTGTTTCAGAAGGTTATTCGAAAAGAACAAATAAGATAGTCAGCCAATCTCATTTTGCGTTTAGAACAAAAGACGGAACTGATGCACACAAAGTATTTTGCGATCATTACAGTGGTGATGATAAGCAAATAGATTCATCAAGGGATGGTTTTATAAAATTCGGCACCTCAGGTTCTGAGATTACAAGTATAATTCGCGAGCTTGTATGTAGAGGTATTGAACATGATGAGTTCAATCAGGAAGATATTCGAAACATGCGGCAATGGTTTACAGAATTACGCCAGTCAGGCACTTTTTCTGTTAACTATAGCCCTCACATGATCAATCTAATAAGGGCCAGCATGTATTCCCGTAAGGGAGAAAGTAAATATATTGTAGATGAAGAGAGGAAAAATAAATCTTGGTTTGATATAAACGATGAAGTGTATCGTTCGTTAAGATTCAAATATCCATCATTGATGATCGACATGACTAATGAAAATAATTCTGTTTTCTATAATCTTGTGAATAGTACCACATTTACTAAACAAGCACATCGATTAGTAGCACGAGATCGAGGTTATCAGGTTTATGATAGAAGGTTGCTTAAAGAAAAATATGAAGCAACGATAAGAGTTGCACAAAAAATAACCAGGCATCACGAATTTCTTTTTAGGAAAATCAGGGGTATATCCGCTGTTAAAAAAAACAACCCCCTTTTGGCTGTATCTGCCTTGCTTCTTTTTGTCTCGGACTGGAATGAAACAACTGCAATCAACAAATTCATCAAATTGTGTGGTGTAGGGAAATCTAAAAATAATGATGAGGGGAATGTAATTGGCTTAAATCCCTTTATTCATTACGATGTCTGGAATGTTATTCATCAACTTAAGGATTTAATGGTTACACTTCCAGACTTCTCAAATCTTGATGAAGAATTTGACAGAGAAAAATCCAGATTAATTGAACTTTACAAGCTCTAACATAAACTAGCAGGCTGCGTATACAGTCTGCTAATTTTCATAGTAAAGACTTCATGCTTCAGTCTCGAGTTGGAGCTATCCGTCACACATCACCCAGGCAATTCAACCGAAATTTTTCATGGGGGGTAGAGAAGTTTTGTCTCGAAGATTTGCTTTACAGCATACTAATCATTGAACCTCTGTTGAACCATAAGAAACTGGCAAGCACAATCCGTTGCTTGGGCATTGAATTCGACGATGCGTCGTATAGCTCTGACTTGAACAAAACATAAGGTTTTTAGGGCTGCAACAGCACCTCTGTGTCATAGGCGGAAGTTAACAAACATTAAAATCTCTAAATCTGTAGGGATCAGACTCCTTCTATAAAAGGATACTGTTCATATCCTTAGTTGTATATAGGTGTGTTTAGAGTATTAGGATGCTAGTTTTGAAAATTAATTTTTTAAACATATTGAATTTTTTAAGAATTGGGAATAGTGTATAGCTTTGTCATGGCGGATTTTTTCTCTTCAAGTATTTATTTGAACACTACTTCTTGCACCTGCAAGGTTACAATATCGTGTAAATTTGTTCACAAAGACATAGATTATAATTTTTACTTAAAGGAAATTCAATGTCAAAAAATCTCCCGGTTTTATTAAGCTCGCCATCAACAACTAATTTTCCTGCAACAGTTAATACTGAAATAGAATTCCTTTCGCAAGCTAGAAAGTTGTTAGATTCTGGCTTCCCTGATCATGCTCTTTTAGATATATGGAATGCATCCATTCATAATCTTAGGCGGCGAATTGAGGCTTATGGTTTAGACTTATTCCTTTCCGCAATAAAGGATGATAGTGGTCGTAAAAAATATGATAAAGATGGTGAAACAATAAACGAGAGATGGTCAGGTGTAGATGATTTAGTGCTAATAAGTGGAGCCACCAAATTAGGGGTTCTGCATAAGAAAGCTGGAAAATCATTAGAAATGATCAATTGGATGAGAAACCATGCCTCTCCAGCCCATGCAAGTGATAGTAAAGTAGAGTCTGAGGATGTGTTTGCTTTGGCTCTTATGCTCCAGAAGAATTTATTCGAATCTGATATGCCAGACCCTGGACATTCGCCATCTGGATTATTTGAACCCATAAAAAAATCTGAACTATCAATTGAGAGCATAGACTTACTTAAAGATCAAATAAGAGCATTTAAGCAAGCTGATATAAGAATAACATTTGGATTTTTATTGGATTTAATAACTAAGGGGGAAAATCCTGCTTATGTTAATGCTAGCAAGTTGTTTGAACAAGCATGGGAAAGATCTAATGATGACCTTAAAAAAACAGCGGGGGAAAGATATCACTCATTTATGCTGGAGCCCGAATCGGATACAAGTGAGGATAAAGGAGCAAAAATAAGAATTTTAGAGACTTTAGTAAAAGTTAATGGTGTGAAATTTATACCTGATGCTGCTAGGGCAAGTTTATACAGACATGCGGTTAAACAGCTAGCTAAAGCTAAGGATACATCTTACGGCTGGAATGATGAAGAAAGAGCAGCCAAGGCACTTATACAATTTGGACCTCATGTTCCATCTATTGCTTTTGAAGATGTATATCAAGAAATACTTACTGTTTGGGTGGGGAATTACTGGGGAAGATCTGATGCACATTTAGTACTTCAACCATTTTTAGATGTGTTAAATAGTAATCAATTGATGGCTCTCTCACGGTTGTTCGTGGAGAATGAAAGAGCAAATTCAGAACTGGTGTCATCAAGGCCCAAAAGAAGAGCAATAGAATTACTTGAGATAATAAAAAATAATCTAACAATTCAAGCAAGCATTGATGAAATTGATAGGATTATTTCTGAAATTGATAAAATGTAATTTATTTGCAATTAAGCCATGCTTTTTAGGTGGCTTATTTTTTTTGAATCTACTACTTATATTGATATTAGCAATGTAATTGCTAAAGTATTCCTAGCCCACTATTCATCTAAATATGGTTGTCGAAAGGCCCGCTTCTCGCTCAAAGCGGACTAGAAGGTTAGCTTGTGTCGGACTTTGCGTATTAAATGACTAGTGGTTGAGCCCCATTTCCACAGAAAAAATCAGAGAAACTATACCCAATAGTTGTATTGAATCACTGACGAGACAGCCTCATATTCATCAGGACTGGTGTACGTCCAATACAGGAGGTTGTGGTGCTGGTTCTCAAATGTGCGCTGGCTATTACGGCTGTAATGGCGATTTATTGTCTTGCTATTGTTCTTATGGATCGCCTTTCTGACTGATTTCACATTGGCGAGGTAACGGTAGTTAAGTAGAATGGCTGCGGGTGCTTGAGGCTATCTGCCTCGGGCATGAACACCAACGGCAGATAGAGAAAAGCCCCAGTTAACATTACGCGTCCTGCAAGACGCTTAACATTAATCTGAGGCCAATTTCATGCTAGACATATGTAGGTTAGCCTCTTACGTGCCGAAAGGCAAGGAGAAGCAGGCTATGAAGCAGCAAAAGGCGATGTTAATCGCCCTGATCGTCATCTGTTTAACCGTCATAGTGACGGCACTGGTAACGAGGAAAGACCTCTGCGAGGTACGAATCCGAACCGGCCAGACGGAGGTCGCTGTCTTCACAGCTTACGAACCTGAGGAGTAAGAGACCCGGCGAGGGAGAAATCCCTCGCCACCTCTGATGTGGCAGGCATCCTCAACGCACCCGCACTTAACCCGCTTCGGCGGGTTTTTGTTTTTATTTTCAACGCGTTTGAAGTTCTGGACGGTGCCGGAATAGAATCAAAAATACTTAAGTAGCGCGCAGGGATAAGAGGGATGGTCCCTTAAAGGGGAGAGCTAATTATCCGGAAGGATTCTGATGATGAACATCGAAGAACTGCGTAAAATTTTTTGTGAAGATGGCCTCTATGCTGTGTGCGTTGAAAATGGAAATCTTGTTAGTCATTACCGCATTATGTGTTTGCGAAAGAATGGGGCTGCGTTAATTAATTTTGTGGATGGTCGAGTGACAGACGGATTTATCTTGCGCGAAGGTGAGTTTGTCACTTCATTACAGGCACTGAAAGAGATCGGAATAAAAGCAGGCTTTTCAGCTTTTGCAGAAGAATAAACTCATCTACAATCTTGCGCGGGGCTGAACTCCCGCTGAGTAACACCGTGCCACCGGAGAAAACCGATGGCACGCAACGTAAAATATTACAATTCTGATAATTCGCCCGTTCTTGTCTGCACGCACGAGCGGTATTCTCACGCATTCAAGTCTGAATGGTTCCAACACCCTCCATGCACTGAAGAGCAGGCTGAATGGATAATTCAGTGTTACCGCAGGCGCGGATACGAGGTTAAGAAAGCCCTTAGCCTCGACTACCGTCACTGGATAATCTCAGTCAGATTGCCTTACTCCGAACGCCCACCACGTGCGTCCCGCACTTTCCAGCAACGGATCTGGAGGTAACGTGCGGGTATTACTTAGACCTGTTCTGGTGCCTGAGCTTGGGCTGGTGGTCCTTAAGCCGGGCCGTGAATCCATACAGATATTTCATAATCCTCGAGTGCTGGTGGAACCGGAACCAAAAAGCATGCGTAATCTGCCATCCGGAGTCGTTCCTGCCGTTCGCCAGCCGCTGGCGGAAGACAAAACATTGCTGCCGTTTTTTAGTAACGAACGGGTGATTCGTGCTGCTGGCGGTGTTGGCGCATTGTCTGACTGGCTATTACGTCATGTTACATCCTGCCAGTGGCCTAATGGCGATTACCATCACTCTGAAACAGTCATTCACCGTTATGGTACCGGCGCAATGGTGTTGTGTTGGCACTGCGACAACCAACTGCGTGACCAGACATCGGAATCACTGGAGCTGCTTGCTCAACAAAATCTGACAGCATGGGTGATTGACGTCATCCGTCACGCAATAAGCGGTACGCAGGAGCGGGAATTATCTTTGGCTGAATTATCCTGGTGGGCGGTCTGCAATCAGGTGGTGGATGCACTACCTGAGGCTGTATCGCGTCGTTCGCTGGGATTACCAGCGGAAAAAATCTGCTCGGTGTACCGCGAAAGCGACATCGTACCGGGAGAGCAGACCGCCACCAGCATATTGAAACAACGCACAAAAAATCTTGCACCGTTGCCTTACGCCCACCAGCAACAAAAAACACCACAGGAAAAGACGGTGGTAAGCATCACCGTTGATCCAGAGTCTCCGGAATCTTTCATGAAGCTGCCTAAACGTCGCCGCTGGGTTAAGGAGAAATACACACGTTGGGTTAAGACACAGCCGTGTGCTTGCTGCGGTATGCCAGCCGACGATCCGCATCATCTGATTGGTCACGGGCAGGGCGGAATGGGAACAAAAGCACATGATCTCTTTGTGTTGCCTTTGTGCAGAAAGCATCACAACGAGCTGCATACGGATACAGTGGCATTTGAAGAGAAGTATGGCTCCCAACTGGAGCTGATATTTCGTTTTATCGATCGCGCGCTGGCAATTGGCGTACTGGCGTAAGTGGAGAACGAGCATGAACCTTGAAGCCTTACCAAAATATTACTCCCCAAAATCTCCAAAATTGAGCGATGACGCTCCAGCGACAGGCACCGGTTGTTTAACAATTACGGATGTAATGGCAGCGCAGGGGATGGTGCAGTCGAAAGCACCACTTGGGTTGGCCTTATTTCTGGCAAAAGTTGGTGTTCAGGACGCTCAGTTTGCGATTGAAGGCCTGCTAAATTACGCGATGGCACTGGATAACCCGACATTGAACAAATTGAGTGAAGAAATCCGGTTACAGATTATTCCTTACCTCGTGAATTTTGCCTTTGCTGATTACTCCAGGTCTGCGGCAAGTAAGGCTCGCTGTGAGCATTGTTCAGGTACGGGATTTTATAATGTATTGCGCGAAGTGGTGAAACACTACAGACGCGGGGAATCTGTAATCAAGGAAGAATGGGTGAAGGAACTATGTCAGCATTGCCATGGTAAGGGCGAAGTCAGCACAGCGTGCAGAGGGTGTAAGGGTAAAGGGATTGTTCTGGATGAAAAAAGAACCCGGTTTCATGGCGTACCGGTATATAAGATTTGTGGGCGTTGTAATGGAAACCGGTTTAGTCGTTTACCGACCACGCTGGCACGACGTCATGTCCAGAAGCTGGTACCAGACCTGACCGATTATCAGTGGTATAAGGGGGATGCGGACGTCATTGGTAAACTGGTAACAAAGTGCTGGCAGGAAGAAGCATACGCGGAAGCGCAATTGAGGAAGGTGACGAGATAAATGATTTTTGCTGAAGATGGCGACATGATGTTTGCATTTTTCAAAAAACATGGATAAGATTTTCTCAACGATGGGCTTTGTGTATCCGACGTTTAGAAAAAAGTAGAAAACCCGCTTATAAGCGGGTTTTTGTGCTTTAAATGGGGCAATAGAGATATTGAATCTCATCCCGGGATAAACATTGGCAGTTGAAGGTCCACGCGAACCATTTATCCAGCAAAATTCCACGCGTAATCCTGTGGTAATTTCTTCTGCATCTCGAAGATTGAGAGCTGAAACGTGAAGCTGGGCATCGATACGCCATCGGATGGGAATATAAGACCTTTGCTGCTTTTGTAGTCAAAGTTTTTGACAATTCCTGTCATTTTAGGGGACAGAAAAACTCCTTAATACTGATAACCTGGTGCACCATACACACGTTCCTGGAGAAAACTACTTTTTTGATAGGGTTGAAGGTGGCTGGATGTCTAAAATAAACATTGCTTCATATGTTCAACTATGAGTTAATGACTGTGTCGGTTTGAAGAACAGACGATATACGAAGTAGTTTACTAAAGCAGTTCTCATTTCAGGTGTTATTCACTTATTCCTTCTTTGAGTCTCTCCAATTAAGTACGAAGTCGTTTCTGTTATGCAAACCATTTATGCCGAAAGGCTCAAGTTAAGGAATGTAGAATGTCAAATAAAATGACTGGTTTAGTAAAATGGTTTAACGCTGATAAAGGTTTCGGCTTTATTTCTCCTGTTGATGGTAGTAAAGATGTGTTTGTGCATTTTTCTGCGATTCAGAATGATAATTATCGAACCTTATTTGAAGGTCAAAAGGTTACCTTCTCTATAGAGAGTGGTGCTAAAGGTCCTGCAGCAGCAAATGTCATCATTACTGATTAAAATTCATCGCTCGTCTGTATACGATAACGAAGAAGGCTGATGCCTGAGTAGAGATACGGACAGAGTAGTGAATATTGGATCTCTTTAATAAAAAGTAAGGAGGTCCAATACATGAAACAATGGCCAGCATATTTGGCAAAATCTTAATCAGGAAAAGTATGCTAACCATTGTGGTGAAGTGCAGGTTTGCTGCATGAATAGTTTCACAGCAGAAGCTAACTGCTGGCATCGCAAAACAAAGTGCGTAAGTGGATGACTCCCACAAAAAGCACCACAATCTCAAACCCGCTCAGGCGGGTTTTTTATTATCTGCTTTAAATATATTATTAAAATATAAAAAATACTTGTTACTAATAAAATCAATCAGGCTACAGCTTTAAGATTTGTCTGGAATACTTTGTTGCAATGAGGGCAGATCAAAAGGGCACCTTTTTGTACTCTTGAAAAACTGTGTTCTGACTCTTGGGTGCAGTTTGGGCAGGAACATTTAACGAGATAATTACGGCGTGATTTTGAGTCTTTACGTTCTGACATAGGCTTTTCCTGTATAAATGGCCGTATACAGTACACTAAATATGAAAACATTTCTCGTATTATTATTTTATATATGACTTTCTTTCAAAATAATTACCCACATTTTTAATGTGTATGTTTTTTTAGCGCCGTTGAGAACAACGTGTGCTGTCAAAACTACCCCGTAGACTCCGATCTTTTCAAACATATTGCACCATCCGTGTACATCGGGGTGAGGATATGAAATCAATGGATAAGTTAACAACAGGTGTTGCCTATGGCACATCGGCGGGTAATGCTGGTTTCTGGGCATTGCAGTTACTCGATAAAGTAACTCCGTCACAGTGGGCTGCAATCGGTGTGCTGGGTAGCCTGGTTTTTGGCCTGCTGACGTATCTGACAAATCTTTATTTCAAGATTAAAGAAGACAGGCGTAAGGCTGCGAGAGGAGAATAATCCAATGACTCAAGACTATGAACTGGTTGTGAAAGGAGTCCGTAATTTTGAGAATAAAGTTACGGTAACTGTAGCCTTACAGGACAAAGAACGCTTTGACGGTGAAATTTTTGGCCTGGATGTCGCCATGGACCGTGTTGAAGGAGCTACGCTGGAGTTTTATGAGGCAGCAGCCAGAATGAGCGTCCGGCAAGTCTTCCTGGAAGTAGCAGAAAAATTGTCAGAAAAGTTGAGTCTTATCTGCAGCATCAGTACTCCTTTAAGATTGAAAATCCTGCCAATAAGCACGAGCGTCCTCATCATAAATATCTATGAACACAAAAATCAGATACGGCCTGTCGGCTGCCGTTCTGGCGCTGATTGGTGCTGGCGCATCTGCTCCTCAGATACTTGACCAGTTTCTGGACGAAAAAGAAGGTAACCACACAATGGCATACCGCGATGGTTCTGGCATATGGACCATCTGTCGGGGTGCCACAGTGGTGGATGGAAAAACCGTTTTTCCCAATATGAAACTGTCGAAGGAAAAATGCGACCAGGTCAACGCCATTGAGCGTGATAAGGCGCTGGCATGGGTGGAGCGCAATATTAAAGTACCACTGACCGAACCACAAAAAGCGGGTATCGCGTCATTTTGTCCCTATAACATTGGCCCCGGTAAGTGTTTCCCGTCGACGTTTTATAAGCGGCTGAATGCTGGTGATCGTAAAGGTGCATGCGAAGCGATTCGCTGGTGGATTAAGGATGGCGGACGCGATTGCCGCATTCGTTCAAATAACTGTTACGGTCAGGTTATTCGTCGTGACCAGGAGAGCGCATTAACCTGCTGGGGGATAGAACAGTGAATCAGATATTCATGGTGATTTTTCTCGTGTTGTCAGGATTTATCGTCGGAAATGTCTGGAGCGACCGAGGATGGCAAAAAAAATGGGCGGAACGTGATGCTGCCGCATTATCACAAGAGGTAAATGCTCAATTTGCTGCTCGAATAATTGAACAGGGGCGAACTATAGCCCGTGATGAGGCTGTTAAAGATGCGCAACAGAAATCTGCTGAAATTTCTGCCAGGGCTGCTTATCTGTCTGATAGTGTTAACCAGTTGCGTGCCGAAGCAAAAAAATATGCCATACGCCTTGACGCAGCGAAGCATACCGCAGATCTTGCCGCTGCCGTCAGAGGCAAAACAACCAAAACCGCCGAAGGAATGCTCACCAACATGCTCGGAGATATTGCAGCAGAAGCTCAGCTTTATGCTGAAATTGCTGACGAACGCTACATCGCAGGAGTGACTTGTCAACAGATCTATGAATCTTTAAGAGATAAAAAGCATCAAATGTAGGGTAATATTAAATCGGAACATTTACATCGCGGAATGTAAAATTTAAATAAAAAGGACTCTTCCATGAGCCAAAATTCCTGAAATCTTAAGGGTAAGATAAAAGGTCTTAATCAGAATGACACGTTTTATTAATAAATAAAGCTATTCTTTCATTGCTGTGTTTTTCTTTACAAAAGTAATCCTTGCTATGGGTGGTTAATCATGCGTTAATGGTGTTCTGGTTTGTTACAAATTTATCTGAAGCAGTCATTGTTATAATTTTATTATTTGTACCTCTTGAGATTTCCTTGTTGGTTTTTCTCTCTGATATTTTTTTTCGGACCATTCTGCCCAAGGGCTAATTTCTTCAAAAGGTAATAATTATGTCTAACAAAATGACTGGTTTAGTAAAATGGTTTAACCCTGAAAAAGGTTTTGGTTTCATCACGCCGAAAGATGGCAGCAAAGATGTGTTTGTCCATTTCTCAGCAATTCAGAGCAACGATTTCAAAACATTAACTGAGAATCAGGAAGTTGAATTTGGTATTGAGAACGGACCTAAAGGTCCTGCCGCTGTTCATGTAGTGGCGCTTTGAGGTAGACAATATTACAAACCATATTCACTTTAGATGCCCGTGTTGTCATGGTTCCCAGTATAGAACATCATCTTTTGATGTTTCTGACATGAATCCTTTCGGGGCAAAATGTATCTTTTGTAAATCAATGATGATTACATTTGATAATATTTCACAATACTTAAATGCTAGCCGTCTGTCGTTGGATTTAAAAAAGTGAAAATGAAGGCTCCTTCGGGAGCTTTTTGGCTTGGTGTCTATTCGATGGATACTCACATACTACGGTAACATCATGAAAAAAATCATAGTTTTTTTTAACTCTGAACCAGCAGTGGTAGTGCCAGCGATGACTGGAGTTAACACCATCATGCGTGAATATCCAAATGGCGAAAAAACACACCTTACTGTAATGGCCGCAGGGTTTCCATCTCTGACCGGAGATCATAAAGTCATTTATGTAGCCGCGGATCGACATGTTACTTCAGAAGAAATTCTGGAAGCAGCAATAAGGCTCTTGAGTTGATTTGATGCTATTGCATTGATAATTCAGGAAAATTCTCTTTGTCTGTTTGTGTAAAATTTAGACTATCGTATGTTGATTATTGCGATGTTTCATCTTATCTTTTACACGTTTGCACCATATAATCGACTTACTGTGTAACTGGAAAGTCATAACAGACTAAAAGAGGAAATGATGAATATTGAAAACTTAAAAACAAAAGCAGAAGCAGATATTTCTGAATATATAACAAAAAAAATTATTGAACTTAAGAAAAAGACCGGGAAAGAAGTTACCAGTATTCAGTTTACCGCACGGGAAAAAATGACGGGTCTTGAAAGCTATGATGTCAAGATTAATTTAATCTGATGTATTCAATAATAAAATTTATCCATAAACCTCGTTTTTACGGGGTTTTGTTATATTTGAATGGTTCCGAATATCTAAATCACAATTGTTGATGGTTTTTATTAAACCAATGCAGTCCGGCTCAGGAGTGAGAGAAGCCGGACGTTATGGTTTAGCGTGGTAAGATCTGTGTAGTTTTCTGGATGCTTTCAGTAAATAGTAATGAATTATCAAAGGTATAGTAATATCTTTTTTGTTCGTGGATATTTGTAACCCACCGAAAAACTCCTGCTTTAGCAAGGTTTCTTCTGTATTCCTGAAATGTGATCTCTCTGGATTTCAGCTTATTAGAGGTCGTTTCTATAAGATGCCTATCCTTTGAAAATTTGACAGACACAATGTTTTTTAGGCCCTTTAATAACACTGTATTATCATTTTTTAATACAATATGAACATTCTCTGTGGCTAAATAGTAAATGTAATGTGAGACATTGTGACGTTTTAGCTCAGAATAAAACCATTGATAGTTTAAATCGTTTCGAACTTTATCAAATATTTGTTTAAAAATGACTACCTGATCCATAGATAAACCTTCCATGTGATATGAGGGGGCGTAGTCTGCACGATTATCTAAATTGCTTCAATCTGGTCTGACCTGTTTTCTGAGCAATTCAGTAATGTCACTCTTTTCTTTGTTTGCTTCAGAAGAAACTCTTTTTTCTGAGCACAGTCTCCGGCGGCAGGCTTCAATGACCCAGGCTGAGAAATTCCCGGACCCTTTTTGCTCAAGAGCGATGTTAATTTGTTCAATCATTTGGTTAGGAAAGCGGATGTTGCGGGTTGTTGTTCTGCGGGTTCTGTTCTTCGTTGACATGAGGTTGCCCCGTATTCAGTGTCGCTGATTTGTATTGTCTGAAGTTGTTTTTACGTTAAGTTGATGCGGATCAATTAATACGATATCTGCGTCATAATTGATTGTTTGACGTGGTTTGATGGCGTAGATGCACGTTGTGACATGCAGATGATAATTATTATCATTTTGCGGGTCCTTTCCGGCGATCCGACAGGTTACGGGGCGGCGACCTCGCGGGTTTTCGCTATTTATGAAAATTTTCCGGTTTAAGGCGTTTCCGTTCTTCTTCGTTGTAACTTAATGTTTTTATTTAAAATACCCCCTGAAAAGAAAGGAAACGACAGGTGCTGAAAACGAGCTTTTGGGCCTCTGTCGTTTCCTTTCTCTGTTTTTGGCCGTGGAATGAACAATGGAAGTCAACAAAAAGCAGCTGGCTGACATTTTCGGTGCGAGTATCCGTACCATTCAGAACTGGCAGGAACAGGGAATGCCCGTTCTGCGAGGCGGTGGCAAGGGTAATGAGGTGCTTTATGACTCTGCCGCCGTTATAAGATGGTATGCCGAAAGGGATGCTGAAATTGAGAACGAAAAGCTGCGCCGGGAAGTTGAAGAACTGCGGCAGGCCAGCGAGGCAGATCTCCAGCCAGGGACTATTGAGTAC